TTGCGCTTGGGATTGAGGCTTTATGGGCTTCGTTCTCGTTTCCGCTCAACTGTATTACTAGCTTTTCATCTAAAATAATATTAGCTGAATAGTCAGTGCAGTTATCTGCGTTCGAGTAATCGAAAAACTGAATAGTTGTTACTTGCATTTCTTTTAGATTAATCATAATTTTCGCCTTTGGTTTGTTTTAAGTTTGCTTTGGGTCAAGTCCTCAGCTCACAAGTACTGTAACGCAATGATTATCGTAACGCAAGGGTTATGCGGAAATAAATGCAAATAATTTAAAAAGAGAGTAGAATGGGCTACATGAAAGCACTTTTCAGTGGAATTTGGATTAAAATAACAGCGGTTTTGTCCGCTTTAATTGTTGGCTTGCTCGCTTACGTCAAGATTTTGTCGTTTCAAAAGCGCGAATTGAAAGCAAAAAACGCTGGGCTAGAGACCGAAAAGAAAATTGATAACATTATTGAACGTGCTGCGAAAGAAGCTGAAATAACAGAAGAGAAGCTAATCGAGAATATCGAAAAATCCTCAATAGATTGGAAGAATGAGATATGAACGAGTTAGCTATAAAGCGCTGTAGCAAATGTGGCAACGAATTTCATACACAAAAAGACCAACCAACGTGCACTAAATGTGTGTTAGCGAAATCAAAATGATTACAGAAATCAACACGCTAAAAGTAAATAAAAACGCTATTTCAGTTATTGAAAATATCTTAGAGCGAGCGAAAGCGGGAGAAGTTCAATCGATTATTGCTCTCGGTGTCGATGGCGAAGGGAACTGTTGGAACCAGTTCGGCATAGATAGCAAAGCGCTAATTCTACTCGGCGAGCTAAGACTAGTAGAAAGAGACCTTATCGATCTATTTTTAGATACCCGTGTGGCTCCAGGATTTGAATCGATATGAAAGCCGCCCTGCTCGCTTTGGTCTTTCTCGTTGTGCTCCCAGGGTGCTCCACTCGCTATGTCAATGTCCATAAATCACTCACCATTCCGACACAATGTAATTTTCAGAAATTCTCCGAGGAAGAAAAAGCGTCGATGCTCGATGCCGTTGGCCAAAAGATTTTCCAAAATCAAGAAGTGTGCCGAATAAGACAAGCACGAATTGAAACACTGATCAAAGCCCACAACGAAGCCCATAAATAATGAAAGCCAAGCAACCAGGTCTAGAGCAGTACGCCAGTAAGAGCGCGCTGGTCTTTGCCGGATCTTTGATGGTGTTGTCGGTGGCCTTTAATAACATCGGCCTGGGGAAAGTGATCGACGCCTATTCACAGCGGCTGATTGCGGACATTAAACAAGAGTGTCCTGCCCCTTTAGTAGATCCTTTACTCTCCAGGGTTGAGCGCTTAGAAGTTGACTCCCACGAACCAAGCTCAAAAGCCCACGCTAAGAGACCCTAAGCCCCCAAATTTCCTCCATGGTTGCACCCAGTGCATCGGATAAGAAGAACGCGTTCTCGATCGATATGCCCGTTTCATCGCGCTCGACTTTACTGATCATCGACAAGCTAAGGCCCGTTTTTCTCGATAGCTCATACTGAGTGAGGCCCGCGTGTTCCCGGTACTGCTTTAATTTATTCATACGCTCGATGCCGCTGCTTAGATCCTAAGAACTCTCGGAACACTGTATTAAGATGGTCCTCGCTTTTCTGGTTTAGTTTGATGTAGTCAGGATGAAGGCTCTCCACCTCTCCGCGCTTGGATGCTTGGATGTACTCCGCAACCTTAGGAGCTATGCTCTCGATGTACTCAACAGACCAGGCATGAGCACAAGCGCGATTGCCCCGCAAGATCCTATCGATTGATGGTTTTATGATCCCTTTGTCAATGAGCTTATAGAACCTGCTCTTTGAGATCCCTAGATACACCGTAACTTCTAATCGTGACATTTGGTTCATGTGATTCGTCTGTTAAGTTTGCAGTGGTAATATGTTACTACGTAACCCACATAACATCAACTTTACACTCACCCATAAAAAAAGCCCCCTTAGGCGGAGACCATTTTTAACACTTGGATTTTTCCGTTAGTGTCTACCAGGTGGAGCTTTCAAGCTTTTTGATCTGGATAAAGTGGCTCATACTCATTAAGCAGCCGGATCTCGACAAGTCCTAGCGACGAGGACACCAAGTCCACCACGGGCACGGGGGAATGGTAACGCGCGCACCTAAACTCGTGAGGCCCGTACCGCCCCGCGCGCACTGACAATAATTTATCTTTGCGAGGGTTGCGCTTGATCACGGCTACAACGTCGCACCCTTGAAACTTGGATTCTATGATCTCAATCATTTGGTTTCCCCTATTATGCGCCTCAAACGAGGCATCCAACGCGCGTGTGTTGCTGCTTGGATCTGTCGCTGACTTAAGCAGTTACTTGTTAGAGCCTCGTGTCGGTCAAGCTCAAACGTAATGACGCATCGAGCGCAATAGTATGCCCCCGATGCGTCTTTAATGGCCTCGCAGCTAGCCACTAGTTAAAATAGATCGTTTTTGGCGTGTGCATCACCCCTTTGATCGTTTTGATCGCGCCATGGACGGTTTTATGGGGTACAGCGAGCCGCTCAAAATAATCCGCTCTAGCCACTCTCACCCACTCGTCACATTTTTCAACAAAATAACGAGTCTCTGAACTTTTACAATTAAATGTAGTCTTTATCTTGCTTCGATATTTGTAAGGCGCGCTCGCTCGCTCAAAACAACAATTATCTAATTTATTGTCGTAGCACTCACACTGACAATCAACATGTAATTGCCGCATTTTTTCGTAGGTATGGTTTTGATTAATCATTTTGCATTACCTCTTTTTTATTAAATCCGTTAAAATCTAGAACTATTTTTGTAGTTGATGAAGCTCCAATGAACCAAGGGGAACTATTGAATCGTTCTAACTTAAACCAATTCCCTTTTTCATCAATACATTGAATCGTTTCACCTACTTGGTTTTTGTTAAAATTAATGCCATATTTGCTCGCTATAAATTGTGCTTGATCCTTAATCATTTTAATAATACTCCCTTAAGTGATCTTCTAAATCGTTTATGCATGTAGTTAGACTAATAACCCCATAATTCCCAAGGCATTTTATAGTGATCCCGTCGATTAAGGCACAATCCATTTTCCGAACATATTCTATTGCTTTTGGAACTTTGCTTAATGCTTTTACAAAATGTCGATAGCTGTAATTGTTGCCTAGGTCTAACCGAATATCAAAAGTCACGCAATGGTCGTAACAGTCCCATTCATTATCGTATTTTTTAGTATAAATCATTTTGCATTACCTCAGTGTTAAAAGTTAGAGCTTTATAAACATTCATAATAACTAACTCCATTCCATTAGAATAAAAAAAGCGATTTTATTGCGTAATTTTTCGTTATCAAGATTAGTTAATTCGATTATAAAATCAGTCCGTCCGAATTCCTCTATTTGTTCGATCGTTTGTTTTTTATTGCCGTTAACAAACGATTCGACAATAACATCAAAAGTTAAAAATGTTTCACTTATTTCATTTATTAAATTACTCTTTTGATCTTCAGTAAAAACAAAATGCTCCTCTAATTCCAAAATGAGGTTATTAATTCCGTTTTCATCTTCTATTGATTCGCATTGGTTATAAAAATACTCGTCGTTTTGAACGTAGTCATATAATTCTGAATTATTGTATTCTGTTAAATCGATCATTAGTTTGGTATCCTATATCCGTTAAAAAGCTGTACCATTTTGGCGGCCATAAAGTTAAAGTAATTATCTAAAATTTTGCGACATTCCGCGTTGGAGGGGTATTTTGACAACGAACCCCATTTAATCGCAAGCTCTAAAATATCGTAATTCGTATACGCGATACTCAGCGCTAACCCTTGCAGCCACTCCTTACAGGCCGCTTGCCGCCCTATTTGTTTTGTTCTAAATCCGAATTCACTCTCGAACCGTTCCCTAAGAAAATCAATTTTTTGGGGGATAGACTCGCAAGGCGTCCAATAATCTAAGCACTCGAACCCTTCATTATCCACACAACTTAAAATATAAAGCTTCACTTCTCTGTCTAATTCACTTGATATACTCATTGTTCTATCCTCTTGGTTTAGTTTAAGATCAGCGTGTTGCTGTTTACTGCTTCAGCGATTTTTCGAGCGGTGGGTCGACCAGTAATGAACCCCACGCCAGCTACTTGGTTGAGAAACTCCGCGCGCTGAGCTTTGTTCGCAATGCATCCCATCCACTCTCGAACAAAGACCACCGACCCGTTGGGCTTGATCTCGTACTCAGTCCCACAGTGGATGGTCGTAAATTTCCCGCCCATTCTCTGACATTTTGCCAAAACGCGTTGACCTGCGAACTCTTTGCCAATTGCCCATTTTAGATCTTTGTTGCTTGATCCTAAGTTGAAGACGATCATTCCTCCTCTCCCGCCAAGTCTACACACTCATACGTATCACAATTTTGAAACGCTAAAAAGCTGCCGTCCTCGAATTGAAACACTTCTAGTTCGTTATATGTGTCATCGTTGTAGTCAACATATTGTCCGTGCGCGTTCTCTAATGCCGCGCTCTGAGATGTTTTAGATAGTTTTAGTAGATTACTTGATATGCTCATTTTACTTGCCTCTGTGGTTGTTTTTAACTTGGCTTTGGGTTACTTTTTAGGTTCGCAACGTATTTAAAATAGGTAACGAATATTGCTTGCCCGTGATCGAGTCGTAAAATGGCACAGAATAGAAGCCTGTTTCACATTCCGCTGAATATACACCCCGTTTAAAAGATGATGTAAAGTCTTTGATTGATAAACATCTATGCCCGATCAAAGTTTTTGCGTTATATGCGCGCAACATATTTAAATAGTCATACATTTTACTTGCCTCTGTGGTTGTTTTTTAAGTGGTCGTTTCCTTGACTTGCAACCAATATAATCCAATGATTAGGATAATGCAAGCGTTTCCTTGCAAATAAATGAAATTAAATGCTTGTCATAGGCTAGGTCTATCAGTAAAAGTGGGTGTATAGGCTTATACCTAAGGTGATCCTATTTGACCAATATGTGGCCAATCTGACCAAATATTAGTTAAGTTGACCACTCGACGTAATTGAGCGACTTGCAGTTATGCAAGGGTTTAGGGATCTAGTGGCAAGATCTTTGGGGATCTGGGAGGTTGTTTAGAGGTGGAAGCTATTAGGCTGGAGTGGCTTTTAGTAGTGGGGGATATTAAGGGTCGTGGATTTTTCGATCACCAGTGGATATTCACTGATCCCCATGTATTTTCATGATCACCAATGAACTTTCACGGGGATCAGTGAATATCCACTGGTGATCGGGTTTTGGGGATCTGGGGATCTGGGGATCCAAGTGGGGATTTTTGAGGGTTTCGGACGCTTTTTAGCTCGGAATCGGTGCAAGCCCCCCCAGCGCTAGGGGCTTGCGGGGGGCTTGCACGGGGCTTGCACGGGGCTTGCACTGGGGGGCTTGCACCACACGTAAGTGCTTGTTTTTACTACTCTTTTATTATTATTATTATATAAATAAGAGAGAGAATAGAGAAAGTTGCTGAAAGTGGGTAAAAGCAGTGGGGATCAGAGAGGGGATCAGAGAGGGGATCAGAAAGTGGGGATCCGAAGAATCTGGGAGTAATGAGCAAAAAAATCGAAAGGGAGCATTTACCCCCGTTTGAAGCGGAGCGCTAGGCCGCATAGGGCCTAAGTTTGTGGCTGGTGCAAGCCCCCCCAGTGCAAGCCCTGTGCAAGCCCTGTGCAAGCCCTGTGCAAGCCCTGTGCGAGGGGGGGCTTGCACTGAGAGGATCTTCGGGGTTTGGATCTTCGGGGTGGGGATCACTGAGGATCTTCGGGGTTTGGATCCTTGCGGGGGGTTTGGGATGTTTGAGACTGACCTGAATTTTACGTGCCCTCGACCCGTGTTCGAAGAAGTCGAAAATCACAGGACATCGATTGTGTCGTTTCGTGTGCACCTCACCTGCAACGGTTTTCTTGCACCTGCAACGGTTTTCTTGCACCTGCAACGACTTTCACCCTTAAAACCGCGTTCCGCGCTCAACAGCCTCAAAAACCCAGCATTTAAGCTGCCCAGAATCGCCACCACTGAATTATTTCGCAGTCCTAATGCCATAGTATACCCCTAAACGATCGTACAACCTGCGAGCATTCTCGAAGCCTAGGCTCTAAGAGGCTGAGTACTTTGCTTGCGAGATCTGAGAAGAGCAGCCAACGAGACATCGAAGCTGCCGAAAGGCGAAGCGGAGACGATTCTAGGGCATTAGGTAGATCCCCACAGATCCGCGAAGATCCCCACAGATCCGCGAAGATCCCCACAGATCCGCGAAGACACCCACGAGACCCAAAAACACCTCAAAACCACTGAAACACCCCAAAAGCCAGCAATTCCGCGCCTCAAGCCTGGAATCAAGCCCCCAGATTGCCCCGTATGCGACGTTCGACAGTGCCCCTATGCGATAGTATAGGGTAAGATCTGCCCTCCACCTGCGAGCACTCAGAGCACCTGACCCCCAGCCCACTAGCCATACAGCCCCCAGCCACGGTACAACCCAAGCCCCGCAAGGGCCGCAAGGGCCGCAAGTAAAACCCTAAGCGGCTAAGAGGTTTCGAGGCTCAGATTTTAGGCCCCAAAATCGAAAAGAGACTCCTTTTTTGACCCGCGTTTTTGCAATAATTCTCAGAGGTTTTGAGGTTCAGACCTGGGGGGCTTGGTCGGTATATGTATATAGGGTCGGCTTCTGCGTGAAAATAAAAATTCCAAAAAACGAAAAAACCGCATTTGTCTACTACTTTAACTAGGAATCCTGCGTCCTATGGGATACACTAGCTGAAAATTTACATTTACCGCTGGTGGCGCGATGTTTAGACCTGATAAAGTCCCGAGATACAATAATCGGCTGATGAACGCTTCGATAGAGGCGGTGTTGTCGGATCTAGCGATGGAGGTGGACAATACTTTTTGGCCCTCGAAGGCGGATTTTGTGTTGTTGTGGGAGGGTTTGACGAACGTGGAGCGAAGAGTCGTAGCCTCGTCGATTGCGAACACGAAGATGGGACAGGTGGTGGAGGAATTGGGTGAGACACCTGGGAACGTCACAAAGATTTTAAAGCGAAAAAACCCAGGATTGGCGGTGTTATCGGCTCGGATGTGTCATTTGCCGTCGGATAAGGCCCGGGCGGAGTACATTGGTGGTTTCGTGAAGGCATCGAGATCGTTGAAATACTACCATGATGAGTTGCAGAAGTTGATTGTGACGGACCGGGAGCATTTGAAGGAGTTGGCGGGGGAGTTTTCGATTGCGTCAGGGACGGGGAAGCGGAAGATTTTAAAGGAGTTGGTGGCGTATGGGATGCAGGTCAAGAAGGTTGAGGATGAGGTAGTGTGCTCGGAGTCGGGGACGGTCACGTCGCAGAGGGTGGTTGCGCTGGCAGATCCTAAGATGGCGTTTAGTGCGTTGCAGGAGTTGAACCGGATGGACCACGAGTATGGTCAGGACGACAAAGCCACTTCGTCAATTGAGTCGCAGGCTGAGAGGGTGAAGAGGCTGTCGGCGGCGATGAATCGGTCGGCGGACATTCAGGCGAAGCGTGTTGGCGCGGTGGCTAGGAAGGTTTCGAAACGAGAGTTGTTGGACTTGAAGGGGGACAAGGTCTATGGAGTATAACCAGCATGTGGGCGCAGAGGGGTCGATGGGGCACCAGGCGGAGATAGACAAGTTTTGTCTTCGGTGTATGACAGACTTCGAGTATTTTGCGGCGACGTGCTTGAAGATTAAGACTAAGACGGACGGGTTGCAGCCGCTCAAGTTCAACGCAGCGCAGGCGTATTTGTCGTCGCTGGTTGAGGAGAGCATTAGGCGGTGGGGCAAGGTTCGGATCATAATCTGCAAGGCGCGGCAGCAAGGGCTATCCACATGGGTGGAGGCGCGCGGGTACTGGAAGACGATCCATGTTGAGGGGACAAAGGCGTTTATTTTAACGCATGAGGGTGACGCCACTAAGAACCTGTTCAACATGGCCAAGCGATACCACGAGCACTGTCCTGCGGAGCTAAAGCCTATTACAAAAAAATCAAACGTCTCGGAGCTTTTGTTCTCGGAGCTTGATTCTGAGTATGCGGTGGGCACGGCCAAGACGGGAGACACAGGGCGGTCGCAGACGATACAATTCTTCCATGGATCTGAAGTGGCTTATTGGAGAGCAGCGAAAGAAATCAGCGATGGAGCGATGGAGGGCATACCAGACGAGCCGGGCACTGAGGTGTATTTGGAGTCTACAGCTAAAGGGTTTGGAGGGTACTTCCACAACATGTGGCAGAACGCTTGCGACATTGATGAGGACCCTCATGCCGCGTGGAACGGGTACATTAAGTGTTTCATTCCGTGGTATTGGGAGCCTAAGTACTCACTACCCACGCCGGATGGGTTTGAGTACACGGACGAGGAGCGGGACCTTGCGCAGATCCACGACCTAAGCCACGGACAGTTAGCGTGGAGGAGGCAGAAAATTGCTCAAAAAGAAGGCAACGTGGCGCAGTTCATGCAGGAGTACCCGGGCACCCCCGAGGACGCATTCAATTCGTCCGTGAACAATGTTTTGATCCCTTCGAGCTTAGTGGTGGAGGCGCGGCGCAAGTTCAACGAGAATTTTTACGTTCCCGCAGGCCCTGTGGTGCTTGGGGTGGACGTGGCGAGAGAGGGAGACGACAGTACGGCGTTTGTGGTGCGGCAAGGGCGGTGCATGTTGTGGTACAAACGGTACAACCACTTGGATGCGATGGAGGTCTGCGGGAGAGTGATCCATGCGATGCGCCAGTGGCGAGTGGACCACGTTGGGGTGGACATGACCGGAGGTTACGGGGCAGGAGTGTATGACCGGCTCGTTGAGCTAGGCTACGGGGCTAAAGTAACCGGTGTGGGGTTCGCAGAGCGAGCCATCGACGAGGAGCGGTACAAAAACAAGCGAGCGGAGATTTGGCATACGATGAAGCAATGGTTCGAGACAGGGTGTCAGATCCCAGACGCGAACGAGCTTCAACAAGATCTGTGCTCCACGACATTTAAGTTTGACTCCTCTGGAGACCGGCTTCAACTAGAGAGTAAAGCCGAGATGAAGAAGCGCGGAATCAAGTCGCCAGATTGCGGAGACGCCCTAGCTATAACCTTTTTCAGGCGCAACATTCGACCGACTGGGAGTTCTGGGGACTCGTTCGCACCAGACCTAGGCGGCTTCGAGTAGACTTTCGGGGTGGATACCCCTATAATATCCGCAACCAATTTTGAGGGTTTAAGTATGGCTAAAATTTCCCCGACCGTGAGATTCTCGAAGCGGAGCGTGAAAGCATTGACGCTGCAACTAGCAGGGAGAGAGCTGGCGTACCCTGTGTACAGACTTGGGAGCGTGTATAAATACGAGCGTCCAGAGACTCCAGGGGCAACATACCGATGGATTTAACTGGCGCGAATCAGCTCAACGCTCACTCGGAGGTTGACTACAAGCTTCATATTGAAGACCAAGCGTTTAAAGACCAAGACCAATATTGGGCCATGCGCCTAGGGAAGGAGTTTGTGAAGTGCTACCCAGGACATGGGTGGGAGGTTGTCGTAGACATTAAGAATGGGATCTGCAACATATTCAACCGTCACATGAGTCCCAAAGCCGGATACCGGTGGAGACTTCAAGAGATGAACGCGCCGTCCCTTACACGAGACGTGATGCGAATAGGAGGCGAGATCCTTGAGCGGTTTGGCCTCTCAAGAGAGCAGTTTGATGCGGACGCCGTTCGGATCATTCAAGCAGAAACACATGGCAATGCCAAGGCAGACTTATCGTGACTCAAACAATCCCAACAGATACAGACTACCCACTCGACCAGTTAGGCGAGCAGGGGGAGAGTGACTTAGTTCAGATGGACCTAGACGAGGACCAAGTTTGGCTAGACCTCGCCTCGAACAACTACACCACAGCAAGAAGTTACCAAGACGCGGCTCTGACGACCCAGTGGGAGCGCAACGCGGACCATTTCAACAACAAACATTACCGTCGAAGCGTCTACAACTCAAAGCAATACAGAGGCCGGAGCAGGCTATTCAGACCGCTATCGAGGGCGGCGGAGAGATCATCGTCCGCTCAGGCAGCAGCAGCGTATTTCAGCAACCTTAAGATGGTCGCGGTGACACCAGGCAATACGAACGACCCAGAGCAGGTTGCAGCGGCGCATATCATGGAGGAAGTGCTAGAATACAGGCTCTCCAAGTCAATAAAGTGGTACTTGACGGTGCTCGGAGCTTGGCAGGACACCCGAGTGTATGGGCCATGTTGCACGCATACGAGCTGGGATTACGAAGAAAAAACGATTAAATACACCAAAAAGACCGAGGTTCAGGTAAAAGACGTGTTGGGAAACCCGATAGAAGGGAGGTTCACAACGGAGTCTGAGGAGGTAGAAGAGACTCGGGTTCTAAAAGATGAGCCAGTAATCAGTATGATCCCTCCAGAGAATTTACTCCTCGATCCTCAATGTGACTGGAGAGATCCTATCGGCACCAGCCCCTATGTAGTGCGTCTGGTCCCGATGTCATTGGACGATATCCGAGCGCGCATGGAGTCTACGGACACCAAAACGACGACCCAAAAATGGAGGACCTATTCTACTGCGGACATACTATCGGTAGGTTCAGATACGTATAACACAGTTCGCCAAGCGCGAGAGGGAGACAATCGACCGGATCCAACGGACTCACAAAATCGAACCGAGTTCAAAGTAATTTGGGTGCATGAGAACTACATTCGAGTTGGCGGCGAGGAGTATGTTTATTGGACATTAGGGACCCAGAGACTGCTAACATCCCCAGAACCCTTGAAAGACGTTTACCATACAGGTACGCGCCCGCTAACTTACGGGTTCAGTATCGTGGAGGCGCATAGATTTTCCCCAAGTTCAGCCACGGAGCTGATCGCAGGGCTTCAAGTCGGCGTGAACGACGTTGCGAATCTAAGGTTCGACAACATCAAGTTAGCTCTGAACAAACGGTATATAATCAGGCGCGGCGCGGCGGTTGACCTGGAGGCGCTCATGATGAGTGTGCCTGGAGGCGGGGTGACAACTGATGACCCAGATCGCGACATTAAAGTACTGGACACGAGAGATGTAACAGGCTCCAGCTACCGTGAGCAAGAACGCCTTGAGACGGAGAGCAACGACATCTCGGGTACGTTCATGGGTGGGTCGGTGCAAAACAATCGGTCGCTCAACGAGACAGTTGGAGGGATGGAGATGCTGGCTGAGGGCGCGAATGTAATCAGTGAGTTTGATTTAAGGACATTTACGGAGACGTGGGTTAAGCCTCAATTAGAGCTATTAATCCAGTTCATCCAAGCATATGAAACGGACGAGGTGGTCATGAATAATGCGTTTGAAGCCTCTGCTAATACTCTTGGCATCAAGTACAACCAAGACCCTGAGGAGGAAGCTCCTGCGGGCAAGAAGACGTTCTCAAAGGACGAGACCCAAAAAATTAAAGACCGGGTGCTGAACGACAAACTGACGATCAACGTGAACGTAGGGCTAGGAGCGACCAGCCCCCAGAAAAAAGTTGACATGTTTGGATACGTGCTTAAATCGTTTGAGAGTATGCCAGAACAGCTCCAAAGGCTTGATGGAGATGAGATCGCGAAGGAAATGTGGTCAGCAGCAGGATTCCAAGACGGGGCAAGATTTTTGAAAGGCAACAAGCCAGGGGAAGAGGAGAAGCCTCTAACGGAGCAGGACATCCAGCAGGCGTACGAGCAAGGAGCTGCGGAATCTCAGGACCAGTCTAAGATGAGGGCCGTGGAGGTCACACAGGAGATTGGCATGGCTAAAATAGAGATGGAGAGAGAAGTAAGGCTTGCGGACATCGCGATGCGAGAGGGGATCACGGTTCAACAGCTAGAAGCTAAGGCGGGGATCGAAAGCCAGAAAGACCGAACTAGAAGAGATATCGCGGCCAGTGCTGCAAAAAGTAAATCGGACGAAATGGCTCTTAAAGAGCGAACGGGGAAACCGGGAATCTAACTATGAAAACAGGTGACTATGTGGGAAGTGATGAGTTAACGCAGGCGGAGTTCGACCAATTTGAGAACTCGCACGAGGCAGTCTTAGACCAGCTTTATGGAGTGATCGCAGAGAGAGACGAGGCCAAGGCGTTTTTAAACACGAAGTTTGGGATAGCTCTGAGAAATACACTGCTGGGGGAGCAGTTGAAGGCCCTTAAAGCTTGTGCGGAGAGCATAGGGACTGAGAACCAAGAGTCAGCGAAGATCCAATATATGGTCATAGAAAAGGTTCAATTTATATTCGGCTTAATCATAAGTGACGGAGACGAAGCATTACGACAACTACAACTACTACGAGGTGACACAAATGAGTACACAGATTGAAGAGCCGGTCTCGGAAGGGAAAAAGACGGACGAAGAGAAGAACGAACTTGACACGATAGTCAAGACTCCAAGAGAAGCAGCGATGGCCCAGATGGTTGACAACGCTAAGGATCTTAGGGAGGAAAGCAAGCAACAGTTCATAGAAGACAGTGGTTTTGATCCTGACGAGGGAACCCAAAATCAGAATGTAGCTCCCGATAGGCTAGAGGACGAGCGAGAAGAAATTCTTGACATTCCTAAAAAATCAGAGGATGATCGAATCATCGAGCGAGAAGGGAACCAATTCATTCGACTAAAGCACAACGGCAAAGAATTTGAAATGCCAATGGACGCAGCAGTCATCGCTTTACAGAAAGCTGAGAATACGGATTATAAAACGTATGAAGCCGACCTAGTAAAGAAAAGGTATGAAGCCTTAATCGCACAGCACGAACAGACGGCTACCCTAGTGGATGCCCGACCTGAGAATGTTGCAGATACCAGAGAGCTATTGAACAGTGCTCTAACGAAAGTGTATGATGGCGAAGTAACCGATGCAGTTGACATACTTGAAAAAGTAATGAGACCAGCAGCTCCAGCCCAACCCGTGGACATTACGTACCAGGTGGCCGAAGCAGTCGCAAAAGTTACCGATCATGAGAAACTAAAAACGTCGTATGATTCATTTGTGCGAAGTGACGAGTTTAAAGATTTAGCCTCAGATAAAATGCTCTTAGAGCGTGTCAATGCTTTCACTGAGGATCTAGCAGCAGATCCAGAATTTTTAGCGACCGACCCTTCCTATGATGACTACTTCAACGAAGCAGGCAAAAGAACGAAAGATTGGCTCCGCAAAGTTTCTGGGGTTTCAGGAGTCGAAAAACCCTCCCAAGATCTTCAATCTGAATCAAACACACGTTTAGAACGTAAACGCCTTTCTCCAACGCAGCCAACGCAACGGACCGTCCGAAGAGGACCTAAGCCCGATGCACAGCCACACAGGAAGTCTCGCGAAGAGATTCTCCAGACAATGGCGGCGAGGAGGGGCCAAACCAACTTATAAGGAACGAATATTATGTCAGGTCAAGTGTGGAATACAGATACCCTAGGTGGTTTCATGTATTCAGATGAATTATCAGATTATCTCAGAACCGAATTACAACCGATGAGTCGGTTCCGCCAGTTCTGTGATATCAAAGAGGGTAAAGGCAAGGAGAAAGGGGAGCTATTCAACTGGGATATTTACTCAGATGTAGTCACCGAGGGCACTTCATTGCAAGAAACTCAAGCGATGCCAGAGACCAACTTCACCATTACTCAAGGAACTCTAACGGTAACTGAGTACGGCAATTCCGTACCTTACACTAAGAAACTGGATGATCTATCTAAGCATCCTGTTAAAGAAGTGATTAACAAGGTACTTAAGAACGACGCGCGAAAGACGCTTGATCGTGCGGCTCACGCTCAATTTGATGCGACCGTTGTTACGTTAACACCAACAGGTGGAAACTCAGCAACTGCGGTCTCAGTAGAGACAGGTGGCGCAACGATTACCAACAACGTGGCGATGAACAAAGAACACATCAAAGCCATTGCCGACGAGATGAAAGAGCGAGAAATCACTCCTTTTTATCAAGATGACTATTTTGCGATAGCTCGCCCAACGACGTTGAGGAATTTCAAAAACGACCTGGAAACCATCCATCAATATGTAGAATCAGGGATGCAGCTTATTTACAACGGTGAAGCTGGCCGCTACGAAGGGATTAGATTTGTAGAACAAACGAACCTTCCAACGGAAAACTGGAGTAACGGACTCTCAGATGCAGCTTACTTCTTTGGCGCTGATACAGTTGCGGAAGCGATTGTTGAGCCTGAATCGATTCGAGGTAAGATCCCTACTGATTTTGGACGAAGCAAAGGGATTGCCTGGTACTACTTAGGTGGTTTCGGGATCGTGCACAACAGCGCGGATGGCCTTCAAAACAGGATCCTCAAGTGGGATACAGCAGCTTAATAGGAGCGAACTGAAATGAAAATGAGAAAAGACAAAATGTCTGGAGGGTACAGCATGTACGAAGACCAGCATAACCCGAATGCAGGAGAGAACTCTACTAACTATGAGAGTTCTCGGACTGCGGGTTCGGTAGATAAAGCAGGGGTTGAGTCAGGTTTAAGCCACTCAATGAAGACAAGTGTTAAAAACGCCGAAACAGTATGCCAAGCTCAACGCCCAGATGCGAACAGCGAGAAGTCCGGCAGCTTTCGGATCGGGACATAGGAGAAATTTATGAGTGCAACTTATGACGAGCCGATTTATGTGACGTATTCGATAAGAGCGGGGTCGGTAGCTTCGGCTGCTGCGCTTTTATCTGTCGCAGGGCCTGAAAACGCAATTGGACGGGTCGTTTCGATTTCGTCTGTAGTAACTACAGGCGTGACGGCAGCGGCAACGGACATTGTTGTTGGGGACGGTACGACTACCGACTTGTACGCAACACTGCCAATTCCAATATCTAGCGCGAATGCTGTGGCTAACGCCGCAACTATAGCGAATACGGACGCAAACCCTATCGTAGCCAATTCACGAGTAGTGATTGGTTCTGGTGGCGCAGCTACTGCGGGTGCGGTTAACGCAGACGTAACGATTGCTTGGTTCTAAGTGCGTCACCCACTTAGTGAGCATTGACGATGATGGGGTGTAAAAACCCCTGAATCTCATGGCCACGGAGTACAAATATGAAACTTTACAGTTATCCAAGAACGGGCATGGACTACGATGACGATGTGGTCCCAGCGCCTAGAGAAATCTCAGACGAGATGACTCAACTACCCTTAAATTTTGACGATGACACGCACAATAGCGAGGCATCGATGGACTACCCCGAAGGCGACTTAGAAGAAGGGGTCTCATTAACTCAAGCGATGGATATTCGTCGGCCAGCGCACAACAATATGTGGTGACAGCAATGCAATTTGATCCAAAAAAACCTTTCGCGAAAGTTATGGGGCACTGCGCTCTACGCCCTGGAGTAAAGTTCCAGCAAGGCGGCAATTTTTACGATGTACACAGACGGCTTCTTAAATCGAAAGATCCTCAGGACGCAGCAAAGCCCAAAGTATCTGAGATTGACGCTGCGACAGAAGAGCTACGAGAGAAGGTAGCCAGAGAAGCAGACAGTGCATTAATTAAAATGCAAAAGACTCAAGCGGCCTTAAATGCTGCGGACAACCCAAAAAATCGGAGTGCAGCTACGAAAGCGTCGAATGCGTATTCAGCAGCACAAGAGAAACTAGAACTATTATCGGAGTAACTTATGCCCCGCACATTCTTTGATCTTTGCGAACAGGTTGTTGAAGACGCGGGAATTTCCGGGACTTTTACCTCCGTTGTAAACCAGAAAGGAGAGTTCCGCCGAGTTGTAAATTGGGTAAAACGAGCGGTCACAGAAGTTGAGGGAGTTTGGTTCGATTGGGACTTCCTCCATGTGTTTCACACGTTCGACACCATTGCGGCTGTACCCGACTATCCTGCCACTCCAGACCATAATTTATGGGATGTAGCCACGGCTAAGATCCCAGCCCAGAATCAACCGATTGTGTATGAGATGTGGACACGCAGGAAACTAGACCCTACGCCGTTAGAGCTAGGGGATCCTCACATGTTCACGGTACTCCCAGATAAGTCCATAAGATTTTACGACACGCCTTCAACGGTCCAGACCGTGACCATTGAATACTGGAGACGACCTACTGAATTACTTGTCAATACAGACGAACCGTCAGTTCCGGTACAATTTAGAGATATACTTGTTGCTAAAGCACTTCAATTTTATGCTAATTATGAAAGTTCTGATGAAGTGAAACAACAAGCCTTAGAGATATTCAGTGTAAAAATGCGCCAGCTAGAGTCGCATTCAGCCCCATCTAGGCAAGCAAGAGATTCGATCAATACAGGATCTCAAGTGCAAGTGGTCGCTGAAAGTAGCCAATATGAATTTTTCTAATGCAGAAAAAATCTCATGCAACGGTGATATTCGGCGGAGGGCTTGATCTCGTAACACCCCCCCAGCAAGTTGATCCCGGTCGACTGATCGAAATAAAAAACTACGAATGCGATCTTAACGGTGGATACCGTCAACTATCAGGCTTTGAACGGCTTGATGGAAGAAGCTCTCCTGTGGACTCAAGTTGGTTTGCGATAAGCACAGGCACCCCGTCAGGTCTGATGACACTAGGAGAGACGATAACGCAAGCAGTCTCAGGCGCAACAGGCAGTCTACTTTTAATTGGGACTACGGGGATCTATGTAGTTTCCGTGACAGGAACTTTCGACACCTCAAACATTTTAACTGGGGGCACTTCGGGAGAAACCGTGACTCCGACTACAGGAGCATTGGCAAACATTACCCTGTCAGATGCGGAAGTGAAAAACGATGTCCGCTTTGCCAAAGAAATTTATTTTAGGGACTTAATCGGTGTCGTGCCGGGGATTGGAGAGATCAGAGGTGCGTTTAAACATGAAGCGACCTCGTTGGCTGTAAGAGATTTTAATGGCTCGGAGGCGCGCATGTACAAGGCGACCGCTTCTGGGTGGACACAAGTCAGTACATCTTGGGTAATGTTCTTCACATCGGGAACCCTAGCTAATCACCCGCTGCCTGGGACGACTTTAGATGATGGAGCGGGGAATACGGCGGTCCTTCAAAGAATTTCGAGTACGACGATATCAGGCACTGACGGGTACATGGTTCTAACGGGTTTTACAGCAGGTTTTGTAGCCGGAGCGAACATCGAAGATGGCGCGACTGTAGTAGCCGTAGTTGCTGCAAGCGGCGCTCCTAGCCAAGTATCACTCCTTCCGGGCGGAAAGAATGAGTGGAGGTCCCACACGTTCACAGGAGCCGTGGATGCCTATAAAGTCTACACAGCGGATGGGGTGAACCCCTGCATGGAGTACGACCCAATAGCGGACATAATCCTCCCTATCTACACGGACCAAGCATTCCAAGCGATAGATACGCCTGCTTTCGTAGCGATTTACAGGAACCATTTAGTTCTGGGGTTCGTGCGAGGCGTGATGCGAAACTCGGAGCCGGGCAACCAGTTTTTGTGGGACGCGTCCCAAGGGTCGTTAGAGACTTTTGTTGGCTCTGCAATCACAGGTTTTGATGAAGCTCCTAAAGCACTTGTCGTAATCACGAGGAGAATGACCTACGCGTTAACGGGGTTAGTAGCAGAGAATTTCACTCTCGACGTAGCCAGCGCCTCGGCGGGAGGGCAAGCATACACGACCCAGAGCATTGGGACCACCTACATGCTAGACGACCGAGGGATCATAGAATTGTCGAGAGTACAGGCGTTCGGTAATTTCGAGAACGCAACTGTGTCCCGATTAATTCAGCCGTTCCTACTCTCGATCAGAGGGTCAATCGTCGCATCGACGGTCAATTTATCGAATAACATTTACAAACTAGTCGCGTCTGACGGACGAGGGGTGACTCTGACGTTTCAAGAAGGCCAAATTGTTGGCTTTGGAGTATTTGACCTAGGGGTCTCGGTAAACGTAATGAGCAACGCGGAGGACGAACTAGGGAACGAACGGATACTTTTCGGCGGAGCGGATGGTTTTGTGTACGAACTAGACAAAGGCGTCTCGTTTGATGGAGCTGAAAAAGAGGCATGGTTCAAGACCGTGTACCAGCCATTGCAATCGACAACAGTTAGGAAACGGTTTTTCCGCGCATTTTTTGATGCGGTCGTTGTAGGAACCTCGTCAGTGTCAATCTCGGCGGAGTACTCTTATGGATCCCCAGACGTAAGGGCAACCGACGTGGTAGTTGATACAGCAACAGGATTCAAGAGTTCATGGGATATAGGACTGTGGGATGAGATGCTTTGGGATTCAGGTTCTGCGGCGGGGAGCGCGTACGTAGATTTAACTGGAACGGGAGACTCGATAAGCTTAATAGTGTATAGTAAGTCCGCGAAGGACGACATTCTTATTTTTAAAGATGTGGTCTACGAATTTAAGACGCGTAGAGGCCTCAGGGGAAGACGATAACCGTGAATGAATTTTACACAGCGCCTACGGGTTTAATCCCGCTATCGACCGCAAGGTCTTCAAACGAAAATTCGGATCGCGAAGCCGTCGAGGTGGGGTTTGACAAACTCCCAGCCGAGGCAGAATTGAAACGCGTGCAATACGGAACTGACGCCAGCACGGTAGCGACTCTTTATCTCATCGCAACACCTTATACAGTCGCGTATAGCGCAGGGCTGACAGTAACATTCACAGCCATTTTTGAGAACACAGGAGCTGCGAGTATCCAAGTTAACGGAGCAGCTAACGTGGCGATCCAAGGAGTCGATGGCTTACCTCTAGCTGGAGGCGAGATCAGGGTTGGCCAAGTAGTCACTGCTACATACACAGCCGCAGGCGTATTCCAACTGACGGCATCTACTTCGGATGCGAACGCAGCCGCGAGCGCCTCAGCAGCGTTAGTAAGTGAGCAAAATGCAGCCGCGTCCGCGATGTTGTTTAACGAAGTAGCAAACCATTATTTTAGGAACTGAGCATGGCAATTATAAAAGGTCAATTAGGTGCAGTTGATGTACCTGGAACGGGGACACTCACAGACATATACACGGTCCCGGCACTACGTGAGGCGAGTGTAAATATTTACGTGGCCCAACGCACTGACGCCTCTACACTGTTCAGAGTGGCCCACATCAAAAACGGCGTTGCGAGCGGCGTCGCCAACGAGGACTATCTAATGTACGATTTAGATACGGCAACCTTTGCGTCGAATCTAGCACCATTAGCCGTGACAGGACTTGCGATGCAAGCAGGGGACACGATAGCAGTGTCGTCGAGTGCGAACGCGGCGAGCGTGCAAGTAAACGGTATCGAGGGGGACCCTCAATGAGTCTAAGTATCCCATTTGCTGGCGGAGGTGCGACACCACCAACAAGCTTAAACGCAGTGAGGGCGGTTGGAAGTTCGTCAATTACTACCGATGTATTTAATGCATTTGGTGCACAAGTCACAGCCGATGTAACAAGCGCAACATTGACAGAGGTGCTAAACATTTCCGGAAAAGGCATACTTCAATTTTTAATGTTAAACGGAAACTCAAGCACTACAATTATAACAAACCCAAAAATACGCATTGTCATAGACGGCATTGAAGTTACCAACGCCACTATACCTAACGTCAGCTCAACTAGAGCCGGCAGTGTTGTAGGGGCCTACAATGGAGGCGCGTCGGAACAACATGGGACACATGATGCGATAGCATTTAATAGTTCGCTAGTAGTCGAAATAGCGTCTGACGGCACAAATAACGTGCGACTAGCGTACAAGAGGTACTTAACATGATTGGTTACGTAACAATAACGCACCCGAACGGCACAACCGAGAGAGTTTGGCAGGATAGTGATCAGGATACTGCAATAGAGAAAACGCTAGTCAAAATAAAAGACGTATTGCAAGCACTGCCACTAGGCACGCTAAGAAGGCTTAGAGGCGTGAGAGACAGTGCCGACTATAGTAATCCAGCACCAGCTACTAACGGAGATACAGCAGATCTACTGTTATCGATACTTGAAAGCGGCGATCCAATCAACGTAAAAAGCGCAGAATTTGATACCCTAATGGCGTGGGCTATGAGCCAAAACATCGTTAGACAATCAGATGTAGACCAACTAAAATCATTAATCTAGGGGAAACGCCATGAAAACATTACTAATTTCAATACTATTTTTAATCTCAACTAATCTACTTGCAGATCCACACTTAGCAAAGATGGAGCAGCGCAACAGTAATATTTATGTATCAACAACTGATTTTGCTGAGCTTGGGCCGTTTGAAACCTATACTTGCATGGTCGACATGGGCACTTGGTTTCTTGATATTCGAGCAGTTAAAAGAGTCACTAAAAAAGGGACGTTTTATGAGTGCAATTATGGGGGCGGTTTTCTTTCTGTAAATGTAGAATATAAAGTATTTTTCGTACTCAAAGAATGGCCAACAGATAGAGTGTCACAAAGTGCCACGTTCTTTTTAACTGCAAAATAACAATCTGAGAGGGGCGCATTAGTCGCTTAGAGGGCATACCATGGGTTTAGTAACAGCAGCGCAATCAAAGACACCTATCGTGAAAGGGGCGAACCAAAACGTCGCTCCTGTAAAGGCGGGTGCGGCTGGAGGAAGTTACAATTTAGATGTGATGCCTAGAAATTATCGTGGAGGGCCGGTGCAGACGACCCCTCAAGGCACTAAGTCACCTACAGGCACAATCCCCACGCAGACCTCTATTAACTCTTTAGGGTCGGGGCCTAGAGATAATCTAGGAGGCCCTGTGCAGACGACCCCTCCAGGAGCGTCGAATACTTTAGATGTAATGCCTAGAGACTATACGGGCGCACCAGATAAAAGCACGAAGCCTATAAAAAGCACGAGGCCAACGCCTCCGGTAATCTCTCCGGATGCTCCTTTAGGGGCGCAATATGGATCAACCTCACAACCTCAAGATGAGGGCGCGTTCGAGACAGCACCGTCAATTGGCCCTCCAGGGGACTATCAACCGGGCAACCTTACGACCCCTACGGAGACATCATCTGCGGGGCAACTAGGCGGCGGGGGCGCAGGCGCAGGATCTGGAGGCGGAGGAGGAACGACATACGGAGGGCAATCTTTTGCAGACACTTTAGCTGAGTCAAAAAAAGGCTTGGTCGACATGCTGGACTCCAACGATCCTTACATGCTGGCCGCAAGAGCTAGAGGCAACAGGGTTGCGGAGGCTAGAGGTCTAGGAGGGTCCTCGTTTGCGGGAAGAGCCTCCGAAGGAGCTGCGATCGACGCAGTGATGCCATTGATCCAACAAATCACACAAACAGCTAGTTCGGAACGAATGACTGCTCAGTCGCTCACAGCACAGTCAGCGGTTGCAGCCGCAGACCGAAGTAGCCGAGAAAAAATTGTCGGAATGCAGCTAGCTGTCCAGTCAGGAGACGCGGCGAAGGCTCGCCAGTTAGAGCGAGACATACAGTCCGAAGCAAATAACTTGCGGGAGTACATGCAGGCAAGAGATCTAGCCGTCCAATCAGGAGACCGCGCAGAGGCTAGGAGACTAGACGATGTGATGAACCGCAGGAACATTAGAGACCAGCGAGAACGGTTTGATCGAAATCTGGATGTTCAAATCGAAGAAAGTGCTTTAGGAAGACAGCTACAAGAAACACTCCAGGACAACGAAATAAACTACAGAGAATGGTTATCAGACGCGACATTCGGAAACGAGAACATTCTACGAAGTAACCAGCAGGCGATGGATGCGTACAGTGATTTCACGGAAGCGTCGATGAATATTCTGAACAACCCCGAAACGTCCAGTGGACAAAAAAGAGCTGCATTAGCCGCGCTGCGAGAAGGTCTCACAGGAACGCTGAATTTATTGCAAGGGGTTAGTGGACTAGATTTACAGCAATATGTTCCCGAACGTCCAACTCAACGCGAGTATACAGATTTCATGGCGAGCCGCCCAGAGTATAACTCCCCTGAGTATAGAGATTGGTATGATGAGTTCAGTTCTAGGTACTCAGGGCCTGTGCAAGGACAGTACTCAAGCCCAAGCACCCCTTATACGGCGCCGATATCGAACCCAGGGGTACAACCTCCGCGACCGCAGAACCAAGAGCAAGAACAGGCAGACAGAGATAATTCAGATCCTGGAAGGTTCCCATGATCCGTGATGCGAAACTTGGAGACATTAGAGCTTTAGTGGAAGTGGGTGGCAAGCTAGTAAAATCTAAGTTATCATTGACTCCAGATAAAGCTAAAATTTTGTCAATTGTGACAACTTCTATAAGTTCTAGGGCACAAAAATTGCTCGTTGAAGTGAACACAGAAGGAGAGATAGAGGGGGCTATTTTAATTTCAACGTCCCCGTTTGATTTTGCGGAGAAATTATATGCTTACATTGTGGCGGTACATTTTAAGACGTTGGACATCGCGGAGAGGTTAATAGTTGAAGCGATGGACTGGGTAGAGCCTAGAAAAGGTGTACAATTGGTTAATTATGCGATGCCCATAGAATCGGGTGTTGATTGTATTTTAAAGCGCCACGGGTTTGCCCGCGAAGGTGCAATGTTAATTTGGAGGCGGTATGGGACTGTTCAATAAGATATTTAAAGGGATCGCGAAGGGCGCGAAAAAAATCCTGAAAGGAGTCAAGAAAAACATCAAAAAAGACTTTACCAGAGCTTTGAAATTTGCGAAGTCCAAGGTGGGTAAAATGGTCATAATGGCCGCAGCGATTTACATCACTGGAGGGATGGCTGGAGCTTGGGCCTCCCCCGCATGGCTCGGAGGGTCTGGGTTCGCAGCCGCAGGAGCCGCAGGAGCCGCAGGAG